TTTTTCATCAATTACCTTTTAAAATCGGCCTTCGAGGTCTTCTCGCATCAGTCTGCCCTATCCATTGCAGACAGTCCTCGTTTACGCGGATCACGCGGCCTTTAAATTATATTTTAGCCATCGCCAGAGCCATAGCCATAGCCAGAGCCATCGCCATCGCCAGAGCCATAGCCATAGCCAGAGCCATCGCCATCGCCATAGCCAGAGCCATAGCCAGAGCCATCGCCATCGCCATAGCCAGAGCCATCGTTACTAATTACACTTTCCATTCTGGCACCGCCTGGATTGCTTTGACAGCTTCAGGTCTACAAGTAGCAATCTCAAAACCTTGTGGACTTACAATCTCAGTTTTTAAAACTGGCCCACCAAATCTATTATCACCACTTGACGGGCCTGTATTAGCAACTTGAGATAGACTTGCGCCCATCCACTTCCAAAGTCTGCGTGACTCCGACAAAATAACTGTATCGCCTTTGCGTGACAATAAATATCCAGCATGAACACCGGCCGTATGCGCTCTTACAATAACGTAAGGCTTCTTTGATTTAACTATTTTCTTATTCATTCCCTCTCCTATTCTCGCATTTGTGGTGCGGTTGTTTCTTTATTTAGATCAGTAATCAATTGATCGGCGTATTTAACGGCATATCCGCTCCACCAATCTATTTTGCCAACTCCGCTTGCATTAGACAAAATACCTTGCAAAGCCATTGCAGCAAAATACTCACGCTTCGTTAAGCCAACCCAACCATGAGTACGATTAAATTCGTCACTCCAAAATCCATTGCCGTTATTACAATTTATTGGTTCATTTGGTTTTGTTTTCACTTCCCATCCCCAGTCTCGCCGAGCTTGGCTAGGGTTATTGATGCCTTAAATTGCATTGATTTTCCATAATTGTCTTTAGCAATAACCTTCAAAGCCTCAACCGCAGTCTGTAGCTTCTTTTCAACCTTATCTATATGAGAGTTAAAGGCATCCTGGCTAATCTTTGCGGCTCTTTGATAAGAGTCTATGTCAAACTTGAGTCGTTGTATCTCTGGTTGCATCTGCTCAACTCCCCACTTTGTACCAGAGTCGAAGTGCTCAGCTTTAGATTGACTCAGCTCAGATTTGAGCCGAGTGACTTCAGCCTGCAACTCTTGGTTGCGAATACGAAGCCCACCGATCTCCATGCACCTACCGTCGCTTGGGTTTTTCAATGCGGATAATTCGGACATAGCCGCCTTAAAAGCAGCATATTCTACAACATGGTCAAAGTCTGAAATTGTATGCCGACTAGGCTCGTGCACTAAAACTTCTTGAGTTATATTCTCAGCACCTTTTAAAATCCAAAACTCTCTCACCTTCAAAACTGATTCTGGTAGGGTCATTTTAAACTCCTTTTATGTAAATATTGGATCAACTCAATAACTGAGGTTAAAATAAGCCACGGCGGTAATACAAAAAATATAGCAAATATGAACCATGCAAAATAACAAAGAAGCAGGTTACTCATTTATCACCTCTGTATTCTTTGATTGCTTGTCTTGCTATTTGATATGCGAACACAGTGCCTAACTCAATTTTCTCCAAAGCCTCCAGCAACTTCTTTGACTTGGCTTGCTCTTGCTCTAGTGCTGAACTGACGTGAAAGAAATCTCTTGATAGCTTGGCGCAATCTTTACTAAGTCCGCATCTTTGAATTTCATAATTCTGCTCGCTCATTCCACCACCTCAGTCATTACCACCTTGAAGCGTTTGCCTACAGTTTGCTGTAATGCAGTTCCAATATCTTTACCTGTAGGATAGATAGGACCAAATGAAGGTAGTTGTTCCATAGTAGCCTCAAAATCCAACTTCAATGGCTCGTGGTAGTGGGACCATTCTTTAGGTCTATCGAAACAATAACCAATGCTAATTTTACCATCTATAAATCCAGCTACACAACCATCGTCGTGAACAACCTTCCCACCCTCTGCCAAGTGCTTGTATATCTCTTGCTGTGTTTTGAATGCCATTTTATTGTCCTTCCAAAACTTCGTATTGGAAATTCCAGCCTACGGCTTCGGCTCCAAAACGAGAAAATTTAATCTTCTTTAACCATCTCTTAGTGCCTCCGTCCCACCTAAAACCCTTGGACGAAGCTTTCTCTCTATTATCGTAATTTACTATAGCCTGCACAGTTAGCGTTGGCTCGCTCGCATAATTAACCACTTCCTGGTAATCAAAAAGGGAAAATAGTTTAATACAAGAGTAAACGTCTGCCATCGCAGAGTGAGGAAAAGGGTTAGCATACCCCATGTCGCTGAGAAGGTGTGTAAGTTTGTTGCAGTTCTTTTCGTCTTTGAATGGTAAGTCGACACGGGTATCAATAATAGGTAAATTAAGAGATTTTGCATAAATGTCAAAATATCCACCAATGCGCTTAAGAATAGGATAGTCGTAGCCAGCGGCATTATGGCCACACACAAAACTAATATCTCTATCACACGCTGTAGAAAATAAGTGCATTGCCGATAGAACAGGGATTCCGTTTTCATCTAACATCTCCTTCGTAATACCAGTAAGGGCAGTAACTACTTCTGGGATCTCCCCATCAACTCTAACCAAAGTGCTGTGTGCTTCTACAATGCGCTTTTTTGGCGCATCATAGATTGCATAAGCTAGCTCTGTAATCTCGCAAGTGTTGATGTCAAGCCCCGTAGTTTCTAAGTCGAAAAATAATATACGCATTCCTGCCCCTACTGTTAAAAATTAAAATGGTACTGAATCAGACTCGTCTACCTTCACTCCAGATCCAGCAGTAACAGTCTTCGACCACGTTTTAAGCAAGTCAAGCTCAGATGCTTGTGACTCGCGAGAAAGTGGAAGGCCAGTTTCGATGTCCATAGTAAACTCATACCATTTAGCTGAAGCATTTGACTCTTGAATAGACTTCAAAAATACGGGCTTATAGTACGGGTTCTTTTTAAGCATCTGCGCCTTAGTCATAAAGTTCGTAAGGATCTTACCAGTCTTAAAAGACGTTGAAGAAAACCGGATAACCATTGGCAAAGCCGCAGGGTTTAACAGGTCACTCTCAAGCATGATGTAGGCATTAATAGCTTGGACACGCTTTACTTTAATTGGCATATTCTTCTCATCAAGCTCTTCACCTTCCCACGCTTGTCCAGCGTTAGCTGGAGTGAACGGCTCAATACGTAAAAACTTATTATCATTTGTTACGTCATAAATAGCCCACGTTTTAAACGTAGATAGAATATGGATTTTAACTTCTTCGTTTCTAGCGCAAACGATTTCCCCAGTGATTGAGTTAACAATATCTCCTGGCTTTACCTGCGCTCCTGTTACAGGGCACTTAGCTTCGTCCTGAACAAAGTGAGTCATGCTCTGAGCAAGGAGTAATTTAGGGATCAAAATATCCTTGCTATCTACTCCTGCAAAAAGACTCGCATCAAAGTCCGGGTCTTCTTGGATGTCCATTAATGAGTTAGTAACTTTTTTTACTAAACCTTTTACTGCTTCTGTCATACTTCCTTCTTTCTATTTTGCTGCTCTGAACGAGAGCGTTTTGTTAAATTTTGGCTCACCTAATCCAGGAATCTTAAAATCGTCCACGCCGCTTTCAGCGGCTTTTTCAATTTCAATTCTGTAAAGGGAGTTAAGAGACTGACTGTGAACAGTGGCGTAAGTTTCAAATAGCCCTTGCTCAGTCAGCCATGTAAAAAATGCAGCCTTATCTTCTGGTGCATTTGGAACATTAACAGACATACGGGTAGTCACTGAGTAACTGCCTGCTTTTCCTTTGTAACCTTCAAGGCCTGCGGCCTCAAGTGTTGCAATAAACTTCTGCTCTAATGATGTTTTTTCTTTGTTGAGTTCTGTTGAGCGGGATTCCAGCTCTTTGATTTGCACCCGTAGGTCATAGATACGGTCGGCCAATTCATTCACTTCTTTAAACGATTCACTCATAGCAATCTCCTTTTGATGCTTTGTATTCGTTGACTCTTTAAACACTTAAACTGCGTAGCACTTCGTCGGCTACGTTACCCTTTCGTTCTAACGCCGACATAATGACTTCGTCAACAGTATTTTTCATCACTAGGTTTATATGCGTCACAGACTTGTGGATGTCGCTTCCACCCCTATAGTTTCGGGCTTCAGATTGGAGGTAAGATCCAAGAGAGAAATCGCGGCTGAAGTAAATGCTATAGCTAGAGCTAATAAGATTAATGCCTTCTCCTGCTGATTTCGGATGGCCGATAAACACGCGGCACTTAGGATCATTATTAAACTCATCGACAAAAGCAAACCGATCACTAGACCCAATTTCACCGTGCACCTCCACATATTTTATTTTTAATTTATCGCATACTTTTTTAATCGTTACGTAATCCTGCTTAAACACCGCCCACACAATTACCTTATGGTTTGGAGCAAGCTCCTCAAGCAAATCAAACAAAGCGTCTTGCTTCGGGTTTTTATCAAGCATCATCTCTGACCCATCATCACTCTTCATGAAGCCACTTACGATCTGCTGAAGCCTAATCATCTTAGTGATCGCAAGCTCTGCAACAACAGCTTTTTCTTTATAGAAAGTGATGAAGTTTTCCTTCATCGATTCGTAGTGCTTCTCTTGCTCAGGAGTCATATCTAAGTAAACATTTTTCTTCACAAGTGGTGGAAGGTCTAAGCACTCAGCCTTTAGTGCGGATTGTGCAATGGTAGCAATCTTTTCATTGATCGCATCAAGTGCAGACTTCCTAATAGTCCAATTAGGAAAGTAGCAGTGCCTTGGCATATTTCTATTCTTGTCTTCAAAGTACATATTCTTAAACACAAAAAAGTTCTTTCCAAAAGTAGCCCCTCCATCAAGCACTCTAAACTGCCAGAAAATATCCATCGCAGAGTTTAGAATCGGGGTGCCAGTCAAGCCTATCTTGTACTTAGTAGTATCAGCGAGAGGAATTAAAGCCTTCGTTCTCTTAGAGTTAGCTTTCACTCTGTGTAGCTCATCAAGAATCATTACCTGTGGGTTCCACACTTTTATGTGCTCCATTAGTTCATTCATAAGTAGTGACTCATAGTTCGTGATGAACACGTGAGGCATCTGGATATAAACTCCGTTTGCTCTATCGTAGGTGAGACCCTTCTCGTAGAAAGTCTTTGCCCTTTTTTTGCCTGGGCCAATAAGTTCGGTGACTATTTCTTCTGGTATCTCCGAATACTTTGCAATCTCCCGCTTCCAGTTGTTGATAACAATTGGAGGGCACAGGATAAGAGTGCGAAGCACTGACCCTTCATCTCGGAACTTGTTGTAGAGTACGTTAATCGCGGTTCGGGTTTTTCCACAGCCTGGTTCGTAAAAGAACCCAACCGAAGGCTTACCCTCTGCAAAATCAATTCCCTTTTTTTGATGCGACCATAGTGGCGCAAGAATGTCTGACATTTTACCTCCTGCTTTCTAAAAGCAGGAGAGCAGCTTATGGCCGTTTTTTCAAGGTAAAGTTTTCGCTCACTGCGACAGCAATCCCTTCAACAATAAGCTCTTCAAGCTCCCGTGGGATTCTGGCCTGGGCTAATATACGGTGGAAAACAATGTGACCTAACTCATGGATAATAGTCTCGTCTAGCTTCTGCCCCTTAAGGCCAGCATCTATAGTAATTTTGTATTCGTCACCCATTTCAGCAAGGGCATAGTTACCTGTGCAGTGAGCATAATCCTTAATTTTCTTGACAGCGACCTCTTTACCGAAGACTTTCCATGCCATGATTATTCTCCGTGGTTTAAAATTTTTGATATGTGTGATTTTAATTCTTCTACCGTTAGCGAGCTTTTCAATTGATTACATCGCATACAACAGGGCTTGCAATTCCACATCTCGTAACCCTCTGTATTGTCAATTCTATCTATCCCATTATAATGATATGAACCGCACTGTTTATTCGTTGCCCAAGCGGTCTGCGAAGGCGGGTCGCCACAAAGGTAGCAACAGCCCCTTGTCAGTTTTCTAAATTCCTTTTTGGTTAAATCAAACGATACTCCACGCCGTCTAGCCGAATGCCTATACTTTGCGTATAGAGAGTTGAAAGCTGCCTGACCTCTGCGTAATTTTGAAGCACGTGGGCGTTTCTGCATATCCCACTATAAAAGTAAAAAGGCCAGTATTGCTACTGGCCCTCGGTGTCGATCCCTAAAAACTTCCGTGTTTCTTCTTCTGACAGTACCTTTTTTCTGTACTTAAGTCTAGAGTTCAAAATAGTGCTATAGTTTTCCTTGTTTATTGCCAAAAGGGAGCTCAAACACTTCTGCATTTCTTGGTGCTGGAGCAGGGTCTGTTGGAGCCACTGCTGCCTTTGGGACTCTCCTAGGCTTTCGTCTTTCAATTTGCTCAAGTTTAGCTCTATCAGTGATTGGCACACTTCGATTTGTGTAAAGAGTTTTCTCACTGTTGTTGTAGTTCCTTCTACGTCTTCCTGCCAATTCATGATAAGCCTCTCTGGTTCGGGGGTCGTTACCTAATAACCACCTAAAAGAGTTTCTATATCCAGTCTTGCACCTGTTAAACCCAGCCTTATAAAGTGATACCTGAAGGCTCCATCCTTCATGGTAATACACTAGAAAGATATCGAACATATTTGGGTGCTTTTGCAAAACAAACTCAAACTGCTCATCCGAAGGCTTTTCAGCCTTGTAAAAGTAATAGGGGCAAATATAGTCCGGGTGCCTAAAATCTACTTTTTACATTTATATGCAAAAAGAACATATTCATGCTCTTTTTCCCTTCCGATAAACTCGATGATATAGCCCTCTTTTTGGAGTAGCATGATTCGGGTTGCAATATAGATCGGAGACCCCGCTTCGCATAGCCATTCTTTTACCATGACTCCTCATCAGTCCACTGCCCGTCGATGTGATCTTGTATTTTAAGATCTGCTAAGTCTGCAATAGGGGATTTCTTGCTAATATTCATAGACTCAAAAAGCCCTCCAGTTGTTATAGCACCTGACGTAAATTTTTCTTTTGCTTCTTTGTCCAGTTTGAACCACTGCTCAAGCATCAGGTTAGCTTGTTGTGCCGCCTGTGAAGGGCTCATGGCTTCGCCATTTGGTTTCATAAAATCTTCAGCTTCAAATTTAAACATTTCGTACCTCCACTGGAGTATCAAAAAGTGCTAGTTCAGCTTTTCTTCTGTTAACTAGCCCTTTGTTAGGTAGTAACCCACCTGATTTATTATACACGGGTATTGCTGCCGCAATCTTATTCAAATCCTTTGTAAGGATAGCAGCACCCATAGTTCGATTGGGCTGCGTAATAACTCCCCAACCTAAGTTATAGCTAAAAGATATGAGAGCAGAAAACTGATTGCTATTTAACGGAAGGTCAATCGACCGAAGGTGCTTATCAATTATCTGAATCTTTGTGCGTAGCTCATATAGCATAAACTCAGTCGCCTGCTTCTCCGTAATAGGTGGATCTGTAATTCTAACCTTCACTCCGTTCGGATACTCAATAGTGCCATAACCAATAGTAGCTACCGGAGGTGTGGCATTATCCCAATACGGGTTAAGCTCCAAGCCCTCCCACTCTTTTATAAGATCAAGTCCACGGTCGTTTAAGTAGTGCCCAAAAAACTTGCTTGCTTCATGGGAAGGAGGTCTAACAGGGTCCACGGGTGGCGCCTCAGGTTGCACTGGTTCCTGCGGTGTGACCGGAACGGGTTCAGGCTTCGCCACTGGAGCAATAGGCTTCTTTGGTTCTAATTGAGAACCATTATCATTTAGACCGTAAAACCAGATTTTTAACTTATTTATTAGTTTTTGTATCATTTGCTCACCGTCTCAGTCTCTACACGAGTTCCAAGGTTCTTATAAGTAGTGGTTTGAATCCTGCGGATCTGAACTAGCTTTGGATTGGCGGGCTCAACAAAGCCTTGAGTCGGGGTTCGGGTGTCGGACTTAGAGTCGGCATAGTTTATGCCTCCAGCTACCAGCATTAAACACGCCGACCATACTGCGAAAATCATCATTTTTTACTCCTTTTTTGTGATACTTTTGTATCGTTTTGTTACAGGAATAAAAGCAGTAAAAAAGTCTTGGTTCAAACAAATTTAGGTTAATTATTTCTTTAGACACAGCCCAGAAAGTAAAAAAAATGGCCCTGGGAAATGACGTAACCCAGGACCATAAACTTTCAAAATTCACCCAAAAAGAGCGTAAAAGAAAGAGGTGGATGAACCATAATAGCGTGGTGGTCCAGCGTCAATCTTTTTTTATTTTTGACTTATTGCTTTCTTCAACAGCTATAATCAAAACCTTCACACCAAAAACGGAGGTTAAAAATGACAAAGATACTTGCTTCGGGGGTCGTCACTGAGGAGTGGCTATCACAAATCGACCTAACAAAGCCCACAGACTGGGTTACAATAGACGGCGTCGGCTATAAAAATGACGGACGCATCGCTATTTTCTCCAACTTCAAACTATCCATTGACCACGTGGAAAAGCTCGATGAAAGTGTATCAGTTGAAAGCGTTAAAGCCGCATGGCTGGACGCCAAGCTTGCCAAGGCCGAACAGTTCACAGTGTTCCGTCGTGAGCTTGTAACCTATAGGGAACGCTTACAGCCAGCGGTTCCCACTACCTATACAGCTAAAAAGGGCCTCACGGATGAGGCTTTCATCTCCAGAGCAGCTCTCAGCGACGCCGACAAGCCCGACCAACTCTTAATATGGTTTACCGATGTAGATGGAGAACCCCGTGGCTACCAAACCATATACGGGAACGGAGAGAAGCGCATCGAGAAAGGCACTCACAAGAAGGGTGCGATGTGTTTCGTGCATCGGGCAGCAGTAGAGCAAACCGCTCTATATATTACAGAGGGTTGGGCAACAGCTTGCTCTGTAACAAAGTTCGTCGACCCTAATGAATCATCAGTAGTCATGGCCATCGACAGCGGAAATCTTGGTGAGGTAGGGGAAGCCCTTCGGGCTAAGTATCCCACTGCAAAGCTCGTCTTCTGCGCTGACAACGACCACGCCACTGCTATAAAGACTGGAAGCAACCCCGGATTGATCGCAGCACGGGAGGCAGCGGAGCTTGTTTCGGGGGTCGTAGTGTTCCCTGAAGGCAAAGGCTCTGATTGGAATGATCTAGCAGGAGAGATCGGGGAAGGGAAGGCCCGCAAGGCTTTTGAGAAGGCTCTAAAGCTTGCTCAAAAAGAAGAGGTCGATCAGTACAAACAAGTCATGCTATCCCGAGACTCAAGAGATACAGGCTACCACAAAGCGATTCTAAAAAATAACTCAGTCGTGTGGGTTCTTGATTACAAAACACTGCTCGAAGACTTCGACGCTCAATTTAACTACAGATCCGTTGAGGGAACTTTCTTGGTTCGGGAGTCGGGTGGCTTCTACAAAAAGCTTGCCACAATCGAAGCTGAAACGTGGGCTTACTCTCGTATAGTAAACCCCGACACAAAGCAACCCGCTCGCGATCATGAGATAAAAGAGTTTATATCTGCTTTGTTTCGCAGAAACTTTGTTAAAATGGATTCCATTAATCCAGCAGGTTTCATCAATTTTAAAAACGGCCTACTTCAGGTAAAAGACTTAGCTTTCACACCGCACACAGACCACGATAAAATCTGCATGACACAAGTTCCATGCGAATGGGCTCGGGGGATGGCTACGCCCAATTGGACCGCATGGCTTACGGAAGTATTCGGAGAGTCAGAGACAAAGAAGAAAATACTTTTAGAATATATGGGATACTGTTTGAGTGGCGATGACCCAACTACATTTGACCAGAAAGCTTTAGTGATGCTTGGTTCGGGTGGCAATGGTAAATCAACCGCTCTTAACCTTCTGAAGTACATGGCTGGACAAGGGGATTCTTTAGGTTATTCAGTGTTCCCTATGAAAAAATTCTCCGAGTACCTAGTGTGCTTCGATGCAGCCACTAAAATTTTTAACGTCTCCTCTGAAGAGCCGAAGTTTTGGAACGATGAGATATCGCAAGTATTTAAGAAAATTGTTTCAGGCGAAGAGATGAGCGCACGTACGCACCACAAAGAGTTCTTTACCTATCGTGCGCGCTTTAAGCTGATTATGGCCTGTAATACTGCGCCGATGTCTAAGGATTCCTCTGACGGATTATATAGAAGGATGATCTATTTAAAGTTCGATAAATCTTTCATTGGACACGAAGACCACGGTATCGAGGCTAGGCTTAAGTCTGAGGTTTCGGGGATAGTTGAGGAGGCCCTACGGGCCTATGCTGATGCAAGGCTTCGGGGCTCATTTACCGTTGATGAAAGCTCGGTGGAAATTAAAGAAGAGATGCAAAAATCGAGTGACTGGGTGCATGATTTTGCCGATGAGAACCTGGTTTTTGATGGGGGAAAAGCCGACACCGATCAACTATACCTTGCTTTTTTAGACTTTAAAGACCGCGTCGGGCTTCGGGATTATGTTACAAAGAGAGCTTTTGTAAGATTATTATGCGCTGCGTTTAAGCTTGAAAAGGGTAGGAGCAGTGCGTCTAGGTTTGTTACTGGTATATCGATTCGGGGCGTTAAGACTTTTGGTGGGTCCGGTGGAGGTGAGTCTGAAAATGACGCTGGCGCTGAGGGGTCGGGGAGATTTTGAGATTTTGTGTTGTAAAAAAGACACAGTGCTTGGGGACTGGTGTCATAATGACACTGGTTTCGGGGGTTTTTGGGTCGGGAGTGACAGAGTTAGTGACAGTTGTGACAGTTCTAAAAATTGCAAAAAAGTTTAGTCATGCGTCAAGTATATAATTTTACTATTAAATGACAAAAGTGACAAAAGTGACAGTAATTTTATTATATTTTACTACTGTAGAGAAAAAAAATTTTAAGAGAAAAAAAATTAATTCTATTAAAAAAAACCTGAAAGGGGGGTTAATTCTGTCACTTCTGTCACTAATTGGGAAAAGACAATTTATTTCAGTGGGTTGCGCGGTGACAAAACTTTTTTTGTGTTTTTAGTTCTGTCACCGACGCTAAAATTGAGTAAAAGCTCTAGTTTTCGGGTGTTTCTGCAATTGCAGTAGCTTTTGCGAATAAACATTTTAAAGCCTCCTTGTGGCGTTGTTTTTGTTTCCCCTACCGTTCTTGCGGTTGTAAGAATAATTCAATGGTGAGCCCGCCAGGTCCGTTTCAGGGCCTTTTAAAGAACCCTCATTAACGCCACTAAATTCATCGCAAACAACAAGCTTGTAGGCCCTTCCATTCATAACGTGCTGCGCCATAATAGCTAGGTCGGTTTTGTTTTTGATGCCGTTCTTTTTATAAACCGATGTTAGGTGGTTTTTTACGGTCTTTATATGAAGACCTACCTTTTCTGCTACCTCTTGGCCTGTAAGACCAAGCGAGTAAAGCACGGCAACCTTAACTTCAGCGGGCGTTATACCGCGAGCTTTGAAAGCCGCCTCTAGTAACCCAAGTTTTAATTTTTGCTCGGTGTTCATTTTACACTCTTTTCCGCAGCATCCAAAAGCTGTCTCATTAAGCTAATTACGCCCTCCAAATGATATGCGACTTGCTGCAAGCGTTCTTTTTTGTCCTCTGTAGCTTTATCAGCATGACCGGAAGCAGTGCTTTCAAGCCCTGAAAGCGTAGCAATCTGTAATTTTAATAAATTAATATCTATGTTTATTTTTTCCACCTATCCGAAGCCTTCGCCGCTTCAAAACTATGCTCAGTCTTTTCTTGCCCAAACATATTATAAATTTTTGATGTGTCTCGCTCTAATTCTTCCCTAGCCTCGACAATGTTGGCTAGATCATCGTCTAATGTAGCCATGAAGTTTGATAGCGCGACCCTTTGGGCCGCTTCATGTAGTTCGTTAAATTGATAAAATAGCATCTTAAAACACCTGGTAAACTATTAAAGGGTCTACTTCCGATTCTTCACCAACCATTATTACTTGGGTGTTGTCGCGCAAATCATCAAGGGATTTAATGTCAAGATTAGAGTAGTTTTTCAAAACATCACTCAAGCTTGATTCTGTGAAGTCACAGCAAAGGGCAACAACGTCTAGCTCTATTTCAACGCCGCAATCCTCCTCGTATTGCTCTAGATAATCGAACAAAGCTCTTTTCCCCTCATAACTAAAGTTTTCATTTCTGTTATATTCGCGAAAAGCGTCTGAAAATTGACAAAATCCTACTGTTTGTTTCATTTTTATTACCTCTTTCTTTTAAAGACTTGGCACAATGCCGAGTCCAATTATAAAATCAAATTTATTTTTATTTATTTTAAATTCCACTGGCTTATTTTTCTTAGCCACAACAAGCGCAGTCGGAATCTTCACGCCCAATTCTAAACAAACTTCACAAAGTCTTTTCCTTTGCTCGGCCAACTCATCGTCAGACTCGAACAGATCATTTTTAATTTGCGCAGTAATCCACTCAAGCTCCTCGAAAAGAAAATCACGCTTTGCAATCTCTGCTGCATCTTGTTTCTTTATCTCTTGGCTAACAGTAAGAACCTTTGCACCAGCCTTGCGCTTGCAATTCCTTTTTGCCTCTCGCATTTTTTCATCAAAAGGTTGATCTAGCATTTTAAAAACCTCTCATTTGCATAATTTGTTCGATTACGCATAAAATAAGCATCAAGCCTAAAGCCATTGAGAGAAGAAATTGGTCATTTGTCATTTTTTACCTCTTTGTTTGTTGTTTAATCACTCAATAAAGCCGACCAAGTTTGATCGGCTTGTTGAATAATTAATCAATTGAAACTAGTTGCTCGAGTAATTTTTCCGCTTGATATATTACAGAATCTAATTTGTTTATTTTTGCCTTTAATATTGGACTTATAATAAGTTGCTTCTTTAATTCTTCTTTATCAGCTTTCAACTCGATAATTAAATTTGAAGTCTCGATTGTTGCTCTATTTAACATTTCCGCTTTGTTCATTTTTACCTCTCTTTTTTTTGTTTATCGCTCGGAACAAAAACAGGTATAGGACCAAAGTCCTGCATTTGCAATACTTTTTTTTACTTATTTTTTATCGTTTTATGCAATGCAAAATGTAATTGATAATCGTTTTCACCTATGCAGAACTTCACCTCCCACACCCCCATTCCCGCATCAATTCCCCTCTGAAAAGCGTTAAAATGGATCAGGTTTAGCGATGCTTGCCCCTATATCTGAGCATCTATTTTTCAAGTCACGTTAAGAAATGGTTAAGGGAAGTATGAACTAAAAGCAGAAAAAACCCAGGACCACGAAGCGTGTTTTTCTTTGCATTTTAAGTAGATTCTATTTGTCAAGAACAATCGTAATGCGCGCAGCATAATCTAAGCATTTTTGATGCGCGGTGCGTAAACACTTGACTTCAGCGCGAAAGTTCATGCCTCCCGAATCAAGCATCCTGAGCGCGAGTCATACCGATTCAGTATGATTGATTCTAGTGGTTTAGTATATATAATCTTGAGACTCTTAGCCTGACTCTCGCGTCGCGGGTCGATGGCTATTGAATGGGGGGGTAGGGGGTCTCTTGGGTCGTGGAAATTTATAAGTTCTGTCCAAAAATATTTTTTAAGATTGTGTAAGAAAACGCTTGATTTTGGCTAAAATCTGTCTAAGTCTGTTACACGATGAATGAAGACGAAAAGATAGTTTCCCTCCCATTTAGGAAGACCCCCCGAATCCTGTCTCAGAATATGACCCTGGACTCGATCATAGCAGACCACATCTCTCTGGTAGTAAGGATGCACCAATGGAACCTCGTGCGCGCTGCAAAGGCCCTAAAGATCTCCCGCATGACTCTCTACCGCTATTTGCACAAGTACAAGATAGTTCGTCACGAGCGTCTGGAGCACAATAAGAGGCACAACCTGTACTACAACAATCAGAACGTAAAAAGGCTCTCAACTGTAGGAAAGACGAGTAGAACATGAATTTTAGCGATGGCTCCCGACTCAAGAATCTCTACGAGCATTTCATGCACGGCAGTTACGCCGACAAGCTGAAGGACTTTAGCGACCCACTATCAATCATAAACAGATTCCCAGTGGAGTACCGTCCGTACGTATTGGCAGTACCGGATGAACTCTTATGTCTAACAGAGGAAGAGCTCCAGAAGACAATAGATCCTTCAGATACTCTTAGAAAGCTAAGGATAGCTTTCTGGGGGAACTACGACCGGATTTGCAGCGACGTAACCATTGGCAAAGAGGCTCCCAGTACAACAAGTGGGGAAGACCACAAAGGCTCAAAGCATATCGCCAAGGCCAAGAGCAAGTCATTCTATTTCGCTGAGATTTGCTGGGGGATTTGCAGTCCGACGGCATTTGAGAAAATAGTGGTTCACAATCCAGCGGCATTTGCCTTCATTCTTACTCCCCCTCCCAACTACGACAAAACGATGGAAGGGCTACTTGAAAAGGGGATGGCTCGTCTTACAGAGATCATGGATATTCCTATTTATCAGACGGATAAGAATGGAAAAAGATTACCTGACGTCAAAGCAGCGGCTCTTGTCTTAGCTGCTATCAAGATGGTCGACGACCGTGTAAAAGGCGGGGCTATTCAGCGGCTTGAGAGTAAGCAGCTCACGGTTAACGCTAACATGAGTATGGCTAAGTATGCGGATGAGAAGAACGCGGACGCACTGCTTGCGAGGATTAAAGAGTTAGAGATGTTGACGGAGAATCCGACCGCTAGTGGGCGTGAGACTTTGCAGATCAGTCGCAGGAATCGGGGAGAGGTAGAGGTGATGGATGAGTGACCTACCTCAGGGCCAGGTCCGGTTACTTCAGGAGAGGGCGCAACTATTAGAGAAAAAGTTAGAGCTTCAGGAGAAACTACCGCACCTATATGGCTGGAAGTGGTATCCCTGGGCCTGGGAGTTTTTCAAAAGCACGGATCGATACTGCTTCCTGGTGGCGGCAAACCAAATCAGTAAGTCATCCAGTCAGATAAGGAAGTGTATTGAGTGGGCGGGGAATCCGGACATATGGCCAGCGTTGTGGCGTACCCGACCTCGTCAGTTCTGGTACCTTTACCCATCAAAAGAAGTGGCACTGGTAGAGTTTGAGAGTAAGTGGGTTCCGGAGTTTTTGCCTCGGGATAAGGAGCATCCTACGTACGGGTGGCACTTTGACAAAAAGAGATTGGCTTTATACTTCAACAGCGGCGTGGTTGTATATTTCAAGTCGTACATGACGGATGTGAGTAACCTTCAGACAGCATCGGCTCACGCTATTTGGTGTTTTGCCGCTGGGACAAAGGTAGCTACTCCAGATGGGGATAGGAATATTGAAGAAATAGCCGTAGGCGATATGGTTTACGGGGGGTCTGGTGTTCCAAGGAAAGTATTGGCCCTTCCGTCTAGAGGAGTATCTGAGGTTGCAGTAACTGTTTTATCTAATGGACAGGTAGTAAAATGTACGTTAGACCATAAGTTCTTAACCGAGGAGTTACAGTGGGAAGAGCTTTACAAATTGAACAGTATTACGAACCTAGCAACAGCGAGGGTTACAGGCTATCAGAGTCAGTTAAATACCTTGGGATGTCATTCAGAAGATATCCAGAGCATAGAGATAGAAGACAAAGATATTTCAAAACAGGAACTGGGAGATATAAGAACAGCCACCTTCACAAGGTTATTTGGGAATTTGAGATTGGCAAAGTACCTAAAGGGTATGTCGTGCACCATAAAGATGGTGATCCTTCAAATAATGAACTTAGTAATTTGGAACTTATTACAAGAGCAAACCATACTAGAGAACACAAACTTGAAGAATGGTCTTCTGGACGTCTTGGAGAACTACAGAACAAGACCTGTGTTGAATGTAAGAAAGAGTTCACCACCAGGACTACTCAGAAAACAACTGCTAAGTTTTGCTCTCAAGAGTGCAGACGTTGGAGTGGTGCAGTTATTAAAAAGTGTAATCATTGCGGTAAAGATTTTCGTGCTAGAAAAGACAATAAAAAAGCGTATTTTTGTAGTAGGAAATGCACTAGCTCTTCCTCAAGAAAGAGTGTATTGCCTTAACGTAGAAGAGGATCATTCCTTCCAAGTATGTGGAATTATTGCTAAAAATTGTGATGAAGAACTACCGTTCGGTCTTTTTTCCGAAATTAATATGAGGATCGCGGGCGTAGCCGGGTATTTTTCTATGGTATTCACGGCGACCTTAGGCCAGGAAGAGTGGCGTAGGACTATGGAAGACATAGGTAAGAAGACGGAGATGTTTGTCCATGCGTGGAAGAAGTGCGTGTCAATGTACGAGTGTATGTATTACACCGACGGAACAAAGAGCCATTGGACTGAGGCTAAGATCAAGGAAATCGAATCAACCCTCACTCCATTGGAGATACTTAGGCGTGTACGGGGTAGGTTTGTTGTGGCCGAGGGGTTACAGTATCCAACTTTCAGGGCCGCGTATTATCCAGAGGGAAACTACTATGAAGAAACAAAGTGGGCGTTACCGAAGGATTGGTTGGTTTACATTGGTGTGGATATTGGTGGCGGTGGAAGTAGCCACCCTCCGGCTATTACATTCCTGGGTGTAGACCCCCGATACACGAAAGCCCGAGCATTCATGACTTGGAGGGGTTTCCCCTCAACCGTGTACACGGTTGAGGACATCTACAAGCAACTCAGAAACTTAGTAGAGCAGTACGAGCTTAATCAGAGACATTTTGAAGTTAGGTACGACTGGGCGTCTAAGGACTTTGGGACGGTAGCGGGTAGGGATGGGTTTCCGGTATTTCCGGCAGACAAGACTCGGGATTCGGGGAAGATGGTACTGAACTCTTTGTTTAAGAGTATGGCGCTTTTATGTTCGGATGAGTTGTCAGGGCCGGTTTTATATGAGGAAATCAGATCACTAACTGAGGATGCTTCTAAGACCACGGCTAAGGACGATGCGATTGATTCTCTCAGGTATGCGGCAACGAGTGTTCCGTGGGCGTGGGATGCGATCATGAAGGATGCGACGAAAGAAAAGCCGAAGGCTCCCCAGGCTGAGTACAAGCCAAAGTATAGAGGGGATGATGGGTCTGGGGCTGAGTTATTTTTATCGGACAGTATAAATGATGAGATAGGGGATTTGAATGGGTTTGCAGAATTTTGAGGAATTAAAGCAGTTGAGAGAGTTGGGTGTAAGTAAAGCCAAGCTAGATGTCTGTCAGGACTTCAGCGACCAGACTAAGTCTCATGTGTTTGTGACGGAAGTGGAGTTCTATCAGAAGGAAAACCCGATCCAAGTTACTTTTGAGCAAAATCCCGAGGCTATGGAATTAACGGAAAAATCTGTTAAAGTTGAAAGGTCGGACTTGGACGAGACTTTTTTAACTGATCCGTATGAATTCGAGTCTCAGATTGCTAAAAAGGAGAATGAGTAATGGCACAGAGCTACAGCCCCCAGGAGCTTGATAGATTGTTAACGAGTAGTAAGGAAGCTGATAAGAAGCTATTTGCGGAAATGCGTAACAACTTGATGTTGGTTGCGGGTCAGCACTACGCGAAGCAGGGCTGGAAGGAATTTGAAGGTAAGGTTCGGGGTTCGGACAGCGTTACTCCTGAGCAGCGCGTACGTCTTACGATGAATCACGTGCAGAAGATTATTAAGCGGTATGAGGAAAATGTATTTACGATGGCTCCTGGGGCCCATGCCGTTCCCCAGAACGACAAGGAACTACAGGACAGGAAGTCTGCGGAGCTAAACAATTCAGTTTTATCAGCAATTAAGCAGTCGACAAACCACAAAGAAGAGCTTTTGAGTGATCTAGAGGACTTCTTTCGCATTGGAGAGGTGGCTTGTAAGGTATTTTGGGATGAACACGCAGGTAAATACATGGGTACTCAGCCCGAACTTGACGAGAACGGGATGATGGCTGTGGATGAAGAGGGAAACCCGAAGCAAGCAATCCCGAAGTTTTCGGGCGAGCTTAAGTTTGAGCGTATTTATGGGTTTAACCTACTCAGGCCTAAGGAAGCACAGACTCGTGGAGAGTGTGCGTGGCTTGGGATAGAGAAAATGGTGAACATCACTACTTTGAAGAAGAAACTACAGGCCGAAGGCAAGGAAGACTTAGCAAAGAAGATAGATGTGAACAATAAGAAGACTTTTGTGGTCTTTAATAACGTCGACGGGTCATATACTGACTCTAAAGATGAAGTAATGGTTCGGGAGATCTATTTTAAGCCGTGCATGGCGTATCCTGAGGGATATTTCTTCTATATGTATGAGGAATTGGTGCTTTGGGAGGGTATTTTGCCCCATGGGATCTTCCCGATCATCTGGGAAGGGGCTGAAAACATCCAAACAACCCCTAGATCCTTCTCTCCGATCCGTCATATGAGGCCTTATCAGGCCGAAATCAACCGTTCTGCTAGTAAGATTGCTGAGCACCAAATTACCCTTGGGGATGACAAATTGGTCACTTTTTCGGGGTCAAAACTGTCAAAAGGGTCTGATTTACCGGGTGTTCGTCACATTATCGTGAGTGGAAACCAGGAACCGACGGTTATGGCGGGAAGAAGCGGGGAGCAGTATCTTTCGGTGATGCAGTCGAAGATTGATGAGCTATATATGGTGATGGATGTGGAAGCTGATGGGCTAGAGAAGGCTCAGCAAGATCCGCAGGCGTTGCTGTTTGCATCGATGAAGCGTAAAAAGAAATTTTCTAAGTTTGCTACTCGGTTTGAAAACTTTTTAATTAATAAATATCAGACTGCTCTTGATATTTTTAGAAAGTCTGCTCCAGATGATTATGTAGTTAACGTGATCGGAAAGCAAGAGCAGATTAATATGGCAGAGCTTAGAGCAAGTGGCCTTGAGCTTGGGAGCCGTATTACGCTTGAGCCTGCAAGTGACGACGTAGATGCACTTTATGGTAAGCAAATGGTTTTAGGAAACATCATTCAGTATTTAGGTGGAAATCTTCCTCAGGAAGATTTGGGTAAGATTGTTAGAGCTATGCCTTTGCTTGAGGGTGAAGAGGCTCTTAGTGATCTGACTATGAACTACGACATTGCAACGAATGTTATGCTTGCTCTTGACCGTGGAGAGACTCCTCCGATGGGTGAGTATGAAGATCATATTTATATGGTTAAGAAACTCACTCACAGAATGAGCCAGGCTGACTTTACTTTGTTAGCTCCAGAGATCCAGAACAACTATAAAACGAGAGTGTTACAGCACCAGCAAGTAAATGAGCAAATGCAGCAGCAGTTGGCTCAGATGAACGCAGGACTAATCCCTACTTCAGGTCCGTTGATCGGGGTAGATTTTTACGTAACAGATCCCCAAAACCAAACACGCACGAGACGCGCACGTATTCCAATGGATGCCGTACGCGACTTGATTAATAAACTCGAGCAACAGGGTACAACCGTACAACAGCTAGAATCGCTGCCTGAAGCTGAGCGAGCTAAACTAGGTCAACAACAAGCACAAGCAAGTGCAGGAGGACAAGATGGAAGTAACGGACAACAGCAACCAGCAGTCGCAGTCGCAGACCCAGGAGCAGTCGCAGCCGCAAACGGAGCAGGCGCAGGCGGGGAATTTACAGGCGCAGTCACAGGGGAACCAGGAGCAGTTGCCCCAGTCGGGTAATCCCTGGCAACCGAACTACAAGTTCAAGGTTCATGATAAAGAGCATGAATTTGATAAGTTCGTACATGGAGTTATCAAGACTCCAGAAGAAGAAAAGCGACTAAGAGAGGTTTACGAGAAGGCCTATGGTCTAGATGTCGTAAAGCCTAAGTATCAAAAGGCTCAATCAGACTACCAGTCTTTGAATGGTAAGCATGAGTCTTTAATTAGCGAATTAAAGCAGGTTGGAGATGCTGTAAGGAGTGGTGATCTTGACACAGCTTTTAAATCGCTTAATATATCAGAAGATACAGTTTATAAGTGGGTGAAGGCAAAGTTGGATGAAGCCGAAATGCCAGAGCACCAGCGACAGATGTTGAACGAGCAGCGCCAACAAGCGAAACAAGCTCAGTTACTCGCAAAGGAGAATGAAACTCTCCGAAGCAACTGGGAAAATGCTCAAATAGATATGCGTCAACGTGAACTGGATCTATCACTTGGATCTCCGTCAGTTAGTCCGATTATGTCGGCCTTTGATGCTAAGTTCGGTCAGGGTAGCTTCATGCAAGAAGTAATCATGACTGGTGCGATGGCAAACCAGATGGGTAAAGATCCTTCAGCGCAGGAGCTAGTGCAGCAGGTTGTAGCGAAATACGGCCCGTTGTTAACTCCTCAAAGTGCGGTTCAGGCCAGCCAGCCAGGAACACAGCAGTCGCAAGCTGCACGTTCTGCCTCACTTCCAAACATTAAGGGAAGCTCGACTACGGCAACGAAGGCGAAGCCGAGATCATTAGCCGACCTTAAAAAATTAGCAGACTCAATGGAATAACAAACTTAAAAAGGATAAAACATGGCTATTACTAGTACTTTTTCAAATATGCTCAATGAATACTTGAGCTATGACCTCCTAAAAGAGGAAATCATTAAGCGTGACTACGTTCTAACTAAAGTCGAAAAAGACGATGGTTGGAAAGGTGGCACATTGCCAGTTCCATTCAAAGGCGCAGGCGCAAGCTCAATCGCTATGGGACAGATGACTGATGAGACAGATGTTGCAGAAGACATCCTGGTTCGTGGTTCGGTTGCTGGATACAAAGAAATGTTTGGTACACTTGTATTCAACCAAAAAGATTTGATGCAACATGATGGCACAGGCATCACTGAGAAGACTTTCCTTAAGATCCTCCCAGATTCAATCGAAGACTTCATGGTTGGAATGAAGAACCAAGTTTCTTGTTACTTGACTAACGGTTCTCACCTAGTAACTGCAACTGCAGATGGAGACGTTTCTGGTAACATCACTGTAGATCGTCCAGATCGTTTGTCTATCGGACAAAAATTGACTTGGGATGACTCTGCTGGTGCAGACGTTACTGCTTACGTTAAGTCTATCAACATGGAAACTTTGGTAGTTAACTTTGTCACTACTCGTGGTGGTGCGATTGCTGCTGACTTATCTACTATCTTGGTAGCTCAAGGCGCAAAAGCATACGTTGACGGTGCGAATGTTGGGGCAAACAAATTTTCTGCTATCAAAGATATGTTGTTGTCTGCTGCAAACGGCGGTTCTGCAACTATCTTCGGAGTAACTAAATCTGCTTACCCATATACTCAAGCAATCCAGATCCCTGGTTCTGCAGTTAACGCATCTAACTTGTTGGATAAGATTTTTGACGGTTACATCACTATCCGTACTTTCGGAAAAGGTGATCCACGCGAAGTCCTTATGTCATACAAGCATTGGGGTTCTGTACTTAAAAAGTTAGAATCTTCTAAAGGTGCTTTCAACGTAGTACCTGGTTCTATGTCTACATCTGTTTACGGATGGACTGAAGTAGAAGTAGGGGGCATCAAGGGTTCTTTGAAGCTTATCGCTATCCAAGAACTTGATAACGACGCAATTCTTTTCATCGACTGGAGAGCGTTTAAGTTCCACTCAAACGGTTTCTTCAAGCGCGTAAAAGATCCAGAAGGTAAAGAGTTTTACACAAAACGCTATACTACTGGTTACAAGTACTTCGTAGATATGGCTTTGTTTGGTGATCTCATTTGTAGCCGTCCAAGCTACTGCGGTATCATGTCTAACATTCCTAACTACTAATAAAGTAGAACCCGAAGGGGAGCATTTGCTCCCCTTCTTTTAATTGAGGAGCTAAATGCTAGGTACTTGGCTAAGAACTATACCTGTAATCCATAAGCGCATGGAGCAACATCGTATCAGTGTTGGTACGACTGAGGTTAGTTTCCCTACCTCATCTAGAGGTTTACCAGACCGAGTATTTATCCAAGCTCCATCTACGAATATGGCTGTAATTGTAGTTGGTTTAACGGGAGTAAAGGGAGATTTATCTGCAGGTGGTTTTGAATACCCTGTAGGAGCAAATTCTTACTCGCCTTTTGACGATATTAACCAAATGAGAGCCATATCCCCTATCGCTGGACAGTATTTATTAGTAACATACCTATTCGGGGTATAAGATGTATGAATACTCACAGATAGTAAACTCAGTTCCAGGAATTCCTGGACCTCCCGGCCCGCAGGGCCCTCCCTCTACTATAGCAGAGAGATTAATTAAGACTTATGCAGCTTCAGAGCCTATTTCAGCTATGAAATTGGTGTATCTTACCAGCCCTACAGAAGTAGGGGTTGGAAGCTCTACTACGTATGAAAAAGCGTTAATTGCAGGGGTTGCTCTAAATGCAGCAAGTACTGGGCAAGACGTAGAAGTCCTTATGTTTGGATTAGTTGCGGATGCAGTCTTTTCTTATTCTGTAAATGAGGTATTATTTCTAAGTAGCTCTGGTTCTATTACCAATGTCGCTCCAGTTACAGGATATAGTGTAATTATAGGAAAAGGCCTTGGTGCTGGAAACGGATTTATTAAAATATCAGAAACAGTAACCTTATAAAGGAAATATTATGGCTCAAAAACCAATTCAATTAGTAAACGGAAAATTAACACAAGTTGAAGCAACTGTCGTCTCTGCTGGTGCGGGTGATGCTGGCGAGGTTGTAGCTTTAGGCTCTGACGGTAGACTTGATACTTCGGTTATGCCTGTTGGTATTGGACCAGACACAAAGGTTTTAGTTGCCAGCGAAAACATTGGCGCAGGTAAATATGTAAATATTTGGGATGATGCAGGAACTGCAAAAGCTCGCTTGGCCGATAACTCAAACAGCCGAGATGCTCATGGCTTTTTGAAAGATGCAGTTTTATCTGGCGCAAACGCTCTTGTTTATTTTGAAGGTGCAAACGATGACTTGTCGGCTTTGACTCCAGGCTCACGTTATTACCTTGCAACAGCGGGCGGGGTTACAGCAACTCCACCAACTTTTGCGGGCGGCGCAACTATCAGTCAGTTTTTGGGCGTTGCTATCAGCGCTACTGAGGTGAACACCGATATTGATGACTGCGTGATTTTAGCATAATGATTCACAAACCGCTTGTTTTAGACAATGGTAAAATCAGTCAGTTGCCCGCTGGAGACTCAATCAGCGGCGCAACTGGGACTGCTAATTTGCCAGAATATACAAGCGACCCTGTATCACCAAGCTCCGGTGATACTTGGGTTTTAAAAACGACAGCGGGCGCACCAATTGGCTTGCTGTTGGCTTTGACAACGGCTGGAAGTTCTTACAAGTTGAGTTTTAAGACTATTTCAGGTGCAGTTGTAAGAACAAATTTAACGTGAGGTGATGTATGGATAACATTAACGTAACACCAGGCACAGGAAGCACTATTGCTGCTGACGATGTAGGGGGTGTCTTACATCAGAGAGTTAAGTTAACTCTAGGCGCAGACGGTACTAGCGATGGAGATGTCTCATCATCTAATCCTCTACCTATTGACAGCGCAGAGCTTACCTCTATTGATGGAAAGCTTACCTCTAAAGCACTCTCTGCGTCTATCGTAGGTACTGACACAGGCATTGTTACTCACGCAGTTATCCATGGTCTAACCACTGGTGGTGGTGGTGGCTATGTAGATGTTAAAGTTAACCCATCGGGAGCTTTAACAACAGAGGCTACAGTAATTAGCTCAGCACTTCCGACAGGTGCAGCTACAGAAACTACATTAGCTGCTATCAATACCAAGACTCCTGCTCTTGGCCAGACTACTATGGCAGCATCACAGCCTGTAGTTATCGCATCTAACCAGACTGCTGTGCCAGTTTCAGCGGCCTCTTTACCATTGCCTTCGGGTGCTGGAACGTCAGCAAACCAAGCCACAATGATTACAGCTTTAAACAGTATTGTTACTAATACAGCCTCAGCGATAAACGACACGACCGCAACGGGAACAATTACCGCATTAAATGGCGCGGTTTCAGTTAACTCACAAGGTGCTTATACAACTGCAATTACAGTTTCAGGCACTTGGGTTGGAACTTTGTCTTTTGAATCGCAAAATCCTGGTGGAAATTGGATTGCAGTCCCAGCTTATCTAGTCACTTCGACTTTGCCTTACAGTCCAGCTTTCACAACAACCGCAAATGGCACTTTCCTTATCACTGGCGGCGGTTACCTGAACACAAGAGTCAGAGCGTCGGCGTTTACTTCGGGAACTATTCAAGTCGATTTGGACGCATCTTTAGCTCAACAGACGGTATTCTCTGGGCAGCTTGGATCGTGGGCAGTTAAAGACTTAGACTCTTCTGGAACTGCTATCACTGGATTGAATTACTCAGGCACTAAGAACGCATGGTCAGTGGCTCAGACATCTACTGACTTCGTAGCATCTACTATTAACTCATCGACTGTACAATTAGCTGCTAGTGCTACCTTTGCAGGTACGGTAGAGAACGCTTTTAACCAACAAAACTATTCTATTTTGCTAGTGTCAGATCAACCAATGACTCTCAATATTTTTCAATATATTGACGGCGCAGGGGCTAAAATTGCTCAACAATCGACTTTTACGATTGCTGCAAATACTCCGTTTGCAAGGTCTGGAGTTATCAACGGTAACTTTATTAAAGTTTCAGTGCAAAACACTGGAGCTTCAACCACTACAACTTTTCAACTCGATACAGCTTACGGAACAATTGCGCCAGCAACGGTTTTAAACAATGGTCCGATTGCGATAAATGAAATAAACGGAACTGCTACAAGCTACTCACTCGGGTTGCCAGTTAACGTCCTTGAAACTCCAAAGGCTACTTATTCAGCGGCTTCATTGGGATTGGTAGCGGCAAACACTGCAACTGATATTTTCACAATTTACGGTTCAGCAACAAAGACCGTTAAAGTTCAAAGAATTGTGTTTACAGCAACGCAGACAACGGCTGCGGTAAGGGATGTTCTTTTAATTAAACGCTCAACGGCAAACACTGCGGGAACTTCAACAGCTCCAACTAAAATACCAAATGATTCAACTTCTGCGGCGGCAACGGCAACGGTTTTGGCTTACACCGCAAACCCAACAACTGGTACAGCGGTTGGAACGATTTATTGCGAAAAAGTAAATATCAGCACAACAGCACTTGGCGGCAGTAAATTAGATTTGAATTTCACTGATATTTGGGGTCAGCCGATTGTGTTAAGAGGAACAGGCGAAGGCCTTTGCGTTAACCTTAACTCAATTACTTCAGCCGGTAACTTAATCAATATTACAGTCTTTTGGACTGAGGAGTAATATGCAGGGCTCAACATTTAATCCAATCAGTATTAAGGATTTTGAGAAGTCGAAACTATCTACAGCTAATACAGGTATCATAGGTACGGCCTTAGCTGGTCAGAATACTAACGTTGATTTTACTCTAACAGATGACTGCTTAATGACTGGTCTACAAGTACTAGCTAAAGGATCAATTTTTGGAGATAAAATAACGCTTCAAGTGGTACATCCCGTAGCAGGGGTTATGAGTGAGTTTGGCACTAACATTAACGTGCCAGAGGTTGATGAAAAGAAGATCGACGAGAAGACAGAATACCCGGCCAAGATACCTGCTGGTTTAATCATCAGGCTAATCTATACTTCAACTGGCGCTACAGATGTTTACGTAGCAGTTAACTACAGACTACATAAGGTGCTAGTGTGAGGTTTAAAATCCTCCTGGCTAGACCAAGGAAGTGGAAACCCGGATCATGGCTCATTATGAAAGTTCAGGGGCTTCCCTTTTCTCACTGTGCTATTCAGTTAATGGATGGGTATGTACGCGAGTCCGTCTGGCCAGAGGCCAGACGTATCTCCGAGCTAGAGTGGCGTAGCCACTATCGTATTGTCGAACAATACGAATACGTCATAGCTGAGTCCAAGTATTGCAATCTCAGAGATGTTTTGCAAGAATATATGGGAACGAAATATTCCATATTGCAATTAGCGATAATTGCACTTGGCCAGACTATTAAGCCGCTAGAAAAGTTGCTTGGAAAAGTGATCTGGAATGGCAAGAAAAGGCTTATATGCACAGAACTTGGGCTAATAGCCTTGGAGACAGCCTTAGATTATAAGCCGAATGAAGAGCAGGATATGTTTGATCTTGTCGATATTCGGGTAGCTGCAAAGGAGATTTCTAATGGCATTAGGTGATAATAAAGCAAGAGAACTAGCAGCCCCAATGGGCGAAGAGGCCGTAAAAACCTACTCAGTTTATGACGGGGCAAATAGACTTATCGAATTTTACGTAGCAATTACAAATGCAGAGAACAACACTATTTGCCACGTTACCAAATACGCATACGATGGGGTTACTAATAGAGTACAGAAGACAAAGGAAGACTTTGCCACCTGGAACTCTAGCTGGGACATTTAATAGGGAGCACTAGATGAGTTTTTTAGAAAAGCCTAGGTGGGCAATTTTCGGCAAGCAACAGCACCCTTTGGCCCACGATCTTTCTGATATGTACTATGCAAATCCAAGGCTTCCAAATGGGATGACGAATCCTTCGGATGTTTTGGACTACATCATTTCAGTTTTATATCCGAACTACATTGGAACCTATGCAACGCCAGCAGCGTTGCCTGTGTCTCCTGCGGCAAACAGTTACGCTATCGTAACTGATGACGGGGATGGGAAATCAGCGGGATACGTATATCAGTCTTTGGATGGAGTAAGCCAGTGGATGAAGCGATATGATGTCGACTGGTCAATGGACAATATTCTTGCTGAGACGGTTAACCGCACTCAGTATATGTATGTCCATAAGTACGGGATGTCAGATAAAGATTCATCTGGAACAGAGATAACCGGGATATTAGCCGGGCAAACTATCTTTGGGGGTGACAAGGTAAATCAAAATTTAATTCTAAACGCCAACTCATTTGATGATAGCGGATATATTGTATCTGCAAATGGATTAATTCCTCTTGTAGATAATACTTTTTCATTAGGCATTAGCGGTAAGGCATGGATGGATTTTTATACATCTACTGCTTTTATTGGACAACTTTCCATTTCTACAGATGAGATTACTTCTAATACTGGACAGGTTAGTTTTACAGGTGCGAATCTAGTATCTGTAAATGATATTACTGCAAATTCGTTAAATTTTCCCACAATTTCATTTACTGAGACTGATCTTATAAAGATCGGTGCAAACTCTACGTTTACTATTTCTGCCATGTATGCAAATAGCAACTTAGCTTTGCAGGCAACTAATGGCGTAAGAATTAATAAGTTATTGGTAGACCAAAATATTTCTGGGTATAGCAATATTCTAATTGAGTCTTTAAATGCAGCTAATCCCAAAATTACCTCGTCTACAGGGACTACTCAGTTTGCCGGAAATATTTTAGTTGGCTCTACGGTATCTGCATCTCAAGTTAGCTCTACTACATCTGCTTTTTCCACAAGAGTTGTAACTCCAGAAGTTAGGGCTGATGTAGCTGATTTAACCCTACGCTCTGATAATGGGTATGTTGTTCTTAACGCAGTAACAGCATCTCTAGGAATTAATCTAAACATTGCTGGGTCCCCTAAGGTATCCGTTACAAGCTCATTAACACAGCTAAATTCCACTGTAACTCAAGTAGGTGGAATTCTACAGACAGATAGAATAGAGAAAGCTGGAACTGCTGCGACAAATTTACTATTTGAGGCGGGACACCTTACTTCTGGAAGAATTTTTAGACCCTCAACTGACAACTCACTAGATTTAGGTACAGCGGCATTAAGATGGGCGAAAGCCTATATTTCAAACGGCATCTCTGACGGAACTAATACCATTACTACAGCAACTCTAATGTCTTTAAAGGACATAAATACCGGGGTTGCTACTAATATGGCATTATTCTGGGATGGAACTAAGTGGGCTCCAAGCTACGCTGATTTGGAAGTCGATCACCATAACATTTCAAACCTAACTACGGGGGATGATCACACTCAATACTTATTACTTGCGGGAAGATCCGGTGGCCAGACACTATACGGCGGGACAGGATCTGGGGATAACTTATTCCTAGATAGCACATCAAATGCTACAAAAGGGAAAATATTTGTTACCTCACATTTAGTTCCGTTGTCTGCGTCAACTTATGACTTAGGAAATGCTGGTTATAAGTGGCGTGATATTACTATGACCGGGCAGTTGCTGGGGGCACGTTTAGAAAACGTAACGGCTCCATCATTCTCTGCATCTACCGTTGGACGCGTATATTGGAATACATCTACTGGAAAGCTGCAGGTAGATACAGGTATTTCTATCTTAGACATTGGCCCTGGGCTAACAAACCCCATGACTACTGGCGGGGATTTAATTTATGGGGGTTCTTCTGGAACTCCTACGAGACTTGCTAACGGAACGCTAGGTCAGTTCTTGCAATCAAACGGATCTACAGTAGCTCCGTCTTGGGCATCGCTTCCAGTAGCGGGAGCTACTACGCAGGTTATTTTTAACAACGCTGGAGCATACGCAGGAAGCTCTAGCTTAGTATGGGATAACACTAACTTTAGATTAGGGATTGGGGCAGCAGCGTCTACATCTATCCATATCCAGCAAGCTACTGCCGAGGTTAGAGCTGAATCTACAACTAACTCAAACGCTTCAATCTTTAGCTTTAGCGCAAAAGATTCTGCGGGAACTGCTCGAACGGCAAAGATTTCCTACACAAATAGCACTACGACAACAAGTCAGTCTTTAGTATTGGCTATCGATACGGTAGATAAGCTAAAGATTTTCTCCGGTGGATTGCTAACTATGATCGGGGCGCATAACCCTACGGGAGCCACTACTCTAAATAGCTCAAGCCCAAGTTTTTACTCAGGTACATATACTCCGACATTTACTGCTGTTAATGCTATCGCAGCTAATACTATGTATGCCATGCAATATATGAGAGTAGGAAGCGTAGTAACTGTATCGGGTAAAGTAGATATTACTCCTACTGGAGCAGCTACCGTTTCATTTAATATAACTGTGCCTGTAGCTGCAGCTAACTTTACTAATAACCAGCAAGCTGCTGGAGCAGGTACTTTTGAAAACGGGGTTAACGCTTATATCGTAGTAAGAATGACTGGGGACGTCGGTACGTCAGCTATGCGGGTTGCATTTATAGCTCCAAGCAATACTGCGGGTACAATATTTTTAACATTTACTTATCAGGTGGTATAATATGATTTTCTGTAAAAAGGTAGACGGAGTATTTTACTGCAGGGAAGAACAAGCTGAGGGGTCTAAACCTGTTAGTATTACGGGGGAAATAGTATACCAAGCTCTAGTGGATAATGGTACTGAGTGGGTCCACGATTCAGACTTACTATCATTACATGTTACCGCTAAAGCTAAAGCAGACGCCCTCCAAAAGCGCAAAGAATGGCAGGAATTTGGCCTAGGTCTTCTTGCGGAGATTGTAGAGCTAAACTCCGCAAAAATTGCGGCAGGTGCTCTAACTATCCCGCAGCTACAAGCAATGCCAACGGATACAACTCTTTCGGCTATCAAAGACCTTTTAATCTTAGGGGACCTAAAGGGAGCTAAGGCTGCTATCGCAGCCTACACTGGCGTATATTACACTACAGAGGACAAAACGGCTTTAGCTTATAAACTAGCCCAAAAAATAGCGGGGGCTTAGTGAAAACCATAGGTTTTAGAGACATAATTGAATTTTTAGTTATCCCTCTTCTAACCCTAGCTGTTTACATTTTGTGGGATATGAATAAAAATATAGGTACGTTAAACCTTCAAGTAGGCGTGATTATATCCGAACGAAGTGTTGATAGGGAAACAATTAAAGACCACGAATCCCGAATCAGGATTCTTGAGTTAAAAGGGAGTAAGTAATGGACGCAGTAGCAGTAAAAAAAGAAGCACTTAAGCAAGTAGAACTTTTGCTTGAAAAAGCAGTGGAAGCTGGAAAAGTGGAAGAGCTAGTAAACCTTGTAAAGGTTGAAGTAGAAAAAGCTATCCCAGGAACAGTTGACGATATGGTGATTGAATTGGTTGTACCAAAGCTAATCCCTGTTCTAAAAGCTGCTCTTTTGGCTCAAATCGAAAAGATTTCTGAGGAAGTATAGTGGTTAAAAAGGTAGGATCTCAGTACAAAGTGATATCGCATACAAGCGGTAAGAGTATGGGGTCCTACCCATCTAAAGCGCAGGCGTGGAAACGCCTAGCGCAGATTAAATACTTTGCTAAGAAAAAAGGTAAGTAATGCTTATTTTTAAAACACTTTTTATGTGGGTTTTGGAATATGTTGTTAAGTTTTTTACAGCGAAAGCTGTTGCCAAAAAAGCTGAACAAGATAGGCTAAAAGACTCAGGGGAAGCCGTAGATGCTTTGAAAAAAGCAAAGGAAAGAGGGGCAGATGAGCAAGAGATTATTGACCGCGAGCTTGATGTGCTTAACGGCCACCGTCCTAATGGGAGCCACTAGCTGCGGCACTATGCCGTACTTCAATGTAAAAATCTTGGACTTTCCCAGAGCTACAGCTCGGGACTACGATATGGTTAACCGAAAAACACTTGAATTTAAATTTAAACAAAGATCCCCGATCCAATCAGCAGACGGCTATATTTGTGTAAGCCCCGAGGATTGGAACACGATTCGGGAGTCTTTTGTGGGTGGTAAGTAATGCCCAATTGGTCACAGCACAGTTTTGAAAATGGAATTACCGATGATCCTATCGATGCCGGAGATGGCTACTGCCATCGGGCAGAGAACCTATTACTGGACTCTAATCGAAAGCTCGTGCAGAGACCGTGGCTAAAGCCTTTCATTGACCAAGAGACTGGGTCGTCTACAAACCATAAAATCTTTAACTTCGGACAGTTAAATCATTCTACTGGTGGATACATAGTTGCTTATAAGGGAACAGAAAACTTATCCTCTGAAGTAGCTTCTCTCGTTTACTATAGAATGGTTAATGGAACTAATAGTGGTAATCCGACTGAGGCTACTGCGTCAGCTATAAATCCAACAATGAGTGTTGGATATGGGACTGGAGTTTCCCCGTATTTATTTAATTTCAAAAAGATGCAGGGTTTTAGCTTAGTAACAAATAGAAGAATGATGTATCCAAGAAAAATGTGGGAAAACACAGATGGACTTACGGTAAAAGTAAGGGGGGCTGGGTTACCCAAACCTGCGTATGGTACATACAATACAGGTATTAAAGCTGAAGTTTTAACCCCTTCTTTAGTTACTTTTGGGGTTAATCTTGTTGGTGGAAGATTTGACTACAGGTATGCTTGTGTACTTTGGGAGTCTTATGGATATAATCCGGCTACTGTGGGAAATTGGACTTTAAAGTTCATCAGATTAAATGGCTCAGTAGTAACTATTACATCTAATTTAAAAAGTTTTTCTGCGGCTATGTTAGATCTAAATAACCAGTGTCAAACAAGTTATCCTGAGCTTAGTATTTCTTATAAAATTGATACTGCAGGAGTACCGCCAACAGTTGGGTGGGTAGCTATTGTTTCCACAGTACAAAATGGTCTCGGGATGGGGGCTAAACTTACTTCTACAGTAGCCTCTTCAGGAACTGCTCAGTATGTGGCAGTAGATTCTGGAGATACCGTTGCTACGTCACAAACATATAAATCAGAGATGGTTATAAAGCACTCGTACTCTATAAATGCAAATGGAGTTACAACTGCTATTGAGGACATATCAGAACCATATACAGTATTCTCTAGGTTGCCAAATTACTTCGACAGCATTCTTGTAACTGACCCAGGTTCAGCTACTTTTTCAGGGGTTAATGCAGATTATACTGCTTCTGACTATTACACTCAGTGGTATGTATCTAAGAATAACCTAACTACTACTTACTATAATGGCCAGGTAGTGTCTGGAACTGGGCTTACGATTAGCTACCTAACATCAAACGAAGCTACTCTAGCTAAATCTAGTACACTTTATACCAATGGTGGGATTCTTCCCAACACTAGAGTCCCAAGATGCAAGTATGCTCACTATGTTCCTGAATCAGCTACGGCATACTATGGAAATTATCTTGAGGAATCAAGTAGTGCTACATGGTTTAAAACAAGGATACTTCAGTCTAAATCAGGGGATTTTGACTCTGTTCCTGCGGACAACTTCATTGATATAGGTGATGAAGTTACTGGAATTTCCTCCTATAGAGGATTGCCTATTGTTTTTGGTAAAAACTCCTGTAATAGAATCGAAGGAGTTTTTGATGATTCAGGCGGGGGACTTGCCGCATCTGTAAACTACTCAAATACTGCGGGATGCATCAGCCACGATTCTATTGTAGAAATTGAATCGGGTCTTTTATTTGCGGGAGTCGACGGGATATATTTTACCAATGGATACCAAGCAAGGAACATTACCCCTCACTTAAGACGATATTATGCAGAGTTAGTTGCCGACGGAGTAAACAATTTTGACAAGCCAGTTTATGCTGCTGTAGCGTTAAACTCTGGCTTAGTTTGGTTTACTTTCCCTAACAATGGGCAAAGTGTATCTTTAGTAATTGATATTAACTACGGTCTTGGACCCCAAGCAGTTGTTATGGGTCCGATGACTGTGGAAGTATCGGAAAATGGTGATTTGAAATATGCGGATTATTTTGGACAGATTTCTTTCTTTGCTGACGGTACTGTTGTAATTCCTAGGCAAAGGCCCGTTACATTTTACCAGCTATCTGATATTAACCAGGATGTAACTTCATCATGGACGCCACAGAATAATTCCATAGGAAACTGGAAACTAGGGGATAATTATTGGAACTTTAGTTCCTTTACTGGAAGTGGGGCAGTAGACTCTATGTCAGCTAGGAAGCAAGGGTGGCCAGTACAGTGCAGACTAAAAACCGTATCTAGCTCGTTGGGAGACCCCTCAAAAAGAAAATGGGTAACTAATTTAAGAACTACTCATGCGCTTAAAAAGAAGTCTTTTTATAAGCCAGAAGCACTATACTCGCAAATGCCTACAAACTATGCGCAGGTATATGTTCCAGAAATATCTATAGAAGTAACCTCTAACAATAATAATGGGATGAAGGTTGATAAACTTAAGTCCAGATACTCGGCAAATCTAGCGGCAAGGGGAGATTACTATCAGAGTAAAGACCAATACGCACAATCTGCACTGTCGTCGTTTAATCAAAACGGACTTATAAACTTTGACTTTAGGTTTCCAGCTAAATCATTAAGGGCTATTTACAAACAAATTGAATTGGCCTCAGGAAAGATCACGGCCTATAAGTCTGATACATCGGGTATCGGAGTATGGAAGGCTATTAGCTCTCGCTATGCTTTATGGGTAAGTGGGGTTCCTTTTGGGAATATATCTACCCAAGACTATTTGGTAGGTATGACAGTGGTCACTAGTTTTGATGGGTATCAAAAGGAATTCATTATTGAAGCAAACTCTGAGGATACTTTAGTTTTAGCGGGAGATTTTACGTCAAACATCCCTGCTCCAGATGCTCAGGTTGAGTGGTCTATTAAGGGTGTGCCAAGAGATCAAGTATGGGTTTTGTCTGGATTTGATGTAACCTACACTGATTACGCCGCAAATGAGGTTGAGTACTCAAAAGACCAGGGAAATTCTAATGAGTAAGCTAGACCTAGATTTAAAGGATTTAGAGCGTCAGGAGCTTGAAAACTTAAGCCAAATACAGAAGAATGTTAATAATAACCCGTTTTCTATAGGTAACTGGCAAAGGCTAACGGTAGAGACCACAGCAGCGGTCTCGGGCCAAACCCTGAGCCACGGATTAAAGGCTACGCCTACTGACGTAGTTGTATCTCGTAGCGAGGGTGGTACAATAAGTTTTAGCTATGCGAGCTTTACGAAGACCAGCATAACTTTTTCTACCACAGCCGCTACTAAGGCTAATATATTTGTGGGGTACTTTTAGTGGAACTAAAAACTTTCCAGAGTATTTTTGAAGAAATACAAACTGCAGGAGATATTGAAGCTGAAGAGCTGGTATCAGAAGCGGAAACTGTTTTATTCATCAATGAAGCAATTGACCTAATCGAAGCAGAGATCCACAAGCTAAATGTCGAAGATGATTACTTCTTGGTGTCGACGCCCGTGTCGCTCGTTGCGGGGACTTCTGAGTACGCTTTACCTAGTGACATCTACGCAAGCAAGATCAGGGGAATTGTTTACAAAGACGGAAACAATAGAACTTACCAGGTTAAAAGACTACGTGGAAGAAACGTCTTTGAGCGAGCTATAAATAGCAACATAAACGTATCCAATACAGAGTGGTATTCGTACTTATTAATGAACAACGTATCTGCTACTGGGGACGGTAGAAAGATGAAGTTTTACCCTACTCCTTATGAGACGGGCTCTTTACTAACTATGTGGTACGTAAGAAATGCAGCGAGCTGCCCTGGGGATCAAGCAACCCGCACCACGAACGTGTGTGACATCCCAGAGTTTTACTCAATTATCGTGGCTTACGCCAAAATGAAGATTTTCCAAAAAGAACTTAACCCTCAAGCGGATATTGCTACTACGGAGTTTCAGATGAAACTACAGAGCATGAAAGAGACTCTTGCATCGATGGTGGAAGACACAGATAATTTGGTAGATATGGACTTTAGCTTTTACGGGGAGCACACATAATGGGTTACGATCCTTTTAAACAGTTAGTAGGCACTAAAAATGCAGAAAACTTTAGAAATTCTCAAACAGGGAAATTTGCTAATGGTGTTTTAAATCCAACAAATATTCAAACAGGATCTAACGGAATAAGTGTAGCTGGAATACCTTTATTAAATAGAGATCAATCAAATATTGCCGGAAGAGCAATCCAAACTGGTGGGCTTAGCTTGATAGCTCCAAGACCTTTTGATAGAGCATACGGGAGTAGCACAAGTATTACTCCTCCTGGCCCTGGATCTTTGCCTGGAGTAGATACTTCGGGAAAACCGCTATACCCTACGTTGCGCTCAACACTCGACCAGAACGGTGCTCTAAAGAAGGAATACTCTTCTGCGGGAACGTGGCTGCCGATGGCTCAGAAGCAGTTACAGGCAGGTACAGCTACCTCTTTAAACCAAGCTCAGGCTTCGGGGAACCAGGCTCTACAGCAGGGGATGGGCGCATTAGCGTCTCGGGGTGGGTTGACCAGTGGAGCGAGTGAGAGAATGGCTCTTAAGTCGGGCCTAAACACTGGAGATAAGATGATGGATACCCAGAACCAGGCTAGTCAGCAGGGACTTAACCTTGCTACTCAAGCAGGTCAGAGTGATCTTGGGCAATTGATGTCTGGAACTACTCAAGCTAATCAGCAGGCAATGGAAAAATTCGGATATGATACTGCTGACTACCAAAATAAAGTTCAAGCTCAGGTATTAGCTAGACAAGCTGAAGAAGCTCGTAGAGCTGCTGAAGCAGAGAGAAATGCGGGGGGCTTGTCTGCTATTATGGCCCCAGTAGGTGCTATAGGAGCTGGAGTAATGTCAGGAGGAAATCCTGCGGCTATACAGGCTGGGTATCAGGCAGGAGCATACTTGCCACGTTTATTAAATAGATAAAGAGGTGTAGATATGGATTTGTGGGAAAAACTAAGACAATCTTTTTCAGGAAAACAGGATCAAGGAAAGATGCAATTGCCCGCATCTAACGGATCTTATGCCCCAGTAAATGATGTGCAACAATTTTCTAATCCAGTTGAGCAAACAGGTGCAGCATTAGATATGTGGGCTGCAGATCCAAATAAAGCAGTATCAAGCACTAATGGAATTACTCCTGATATGAGTGGATATACGCAGGTATATAATCCTTCTGCTGGAGCAGCATCTACAGCCGCTAATAGTGGCTCGGGGTTTGATTGGTCTTCTTTAGTATCTCCTGCAATTTCAGCAGCAAAAGGATATTTAGCTACTGATAGCGACTATAAGAAAAATATGGCTGAGCATAGAGATATGCTTAATAGATCTACATTGGCTAGTGCTGGAATTGCTAATAGAATGTACGAGCCAAAGCCAACTGAGAGAACAGGCCCTTGGCAAGTTCTAATGGGTGAGCTTGAGCAGCAGCAAGCTAATAAGCAAGCGGAAGCTGAAGCAGCTATGCAAAAAGATTACGCAGATTCAGGAAAAGAAACTGCAAGGGTTTATCAGGACTACCTTAAGAAATTAACTGCTCAAATGGGGCAACCGCAAACAGGACAGCAAGCTGCTGCAGCTCCACCAGTTGAAAACACTACACCAGGAAAGAAAACTAAACAGATAGTATCTTCAAAAAAATCAACGATAAAGACTTCAATTCCAGCAGCATTAAATCATCTTAACCAGGCTATAAAAGGAGGGTTTTAATGGGTGCTTTTGAAGAATTAGATTCATACTTAAAAAGTAAAAAAAATATGGAGACTAGGAAAGCAGCACCTATTGCTCCTATCTACCCTATGCAACCTCCTCCATCTCCTTTTAATGTGAACAAAGACCAAACTACATCTAAAGAATCATCGGGTCTTATTTTACCAGTACCTTCAATCAGACAGATGGTAGACGTAGTTTCTCAGACAGCAGGTAATCCAGCAAAAGAGAAATATGACGAAAATGTATATGCTAAAGATGGTAAAACATTACTACATGGCAAGGGTGATGTAGTAACTGATGAGAATGGTAACCCAAAACTAATTCCTCAATTAAGCGGGTTTAAATATCTTACTGAAGATATTATGAATTTAAAAAATTTACGTGATCAGCTTATTAAGCATAGACAACCAGTAAACGATTTAACTGGAACTATGAGAGGAATAAAAGCTATAGCGGGAGAAAAAGATTTAGGGGGATACAAACCACCTACCGATCAAGTAGGAGATTTAGCAGCCCAACTACAGAAGCATGGTCTTGGAATTATGAAAGGAAACGAAGCCTTTACTGAAGACCAAATTGCTATGCTTGGAAAGCTAATTACCCCTCCTCAGAAAGTACTGCAAGTTCTAACTGATAGGGAAAGCGGTAATAAAACTCTTGGATCGGGAGGATTGAGGGATGCTCCTCAACACGTATTTAAAGCTAAACAGGATTTAATGAACGCGAGCAGCACTCTTGACCAGATTGATAATTTAATTGGGGCAACTAATGGAGAGATTAAGGATCTACCGGGATACGGAAGATTTGATGCAGGTAAAACAGCAGCAGCAAACTTTTTTGGTATAGATACTCAAGGGTCTAAAATGCAATCCCTATTACAGGCGGCTGCAGCTCTAACTCGACATGAATTATTTGGAGCTACTTTTACACCTGGAGAAAAACAAGCGGCAGCGACATTTATTGCAGATCCTTCTAATCAGCCTGCTGCAAAACTTTTCTTAAAGGGACTATATAGAGCATATCCTTTAATGAAAAGAAATTTTATGAGTACTTATGGAAAGTATGGAGTAGGACTAGAGGGGATTAGATAATGGATTTTAATGATCAAAAAATAAATGAACTAATGTCAGATTCTCGAATGACACCAGAGCATATAAACCTATTGCTAGAAGATCCCGGAATTACTATGAGCGATCAGGCAAGGGCTTCTTTACAAAACAAAGTAACTCAACCAAAAGAAGTATTACCAAATGAAGTTACAGATAACTCACAGGCTTTTGATGCTCCTTTAGCGTTTAGAAGATTTATGGCAAAGAATTTTGCTGCAAACCCTAAGCAAGCAATAAACTACCTAAAAGAAGCTATGCCAGAGAAAGACTGGGCATTGGTTGATACCGCACTTGGAAAGGAAGTTGTCTATAAAACAAGAGGAAGCTCAGAAAAATGGGCAAGCCTTGATCCTCTGTCACCTGAGTTTCAAGACGTATCAGATTCTCTTTTTGACACTATTTCAGGTGCAGCGCAGGCTACTGCTATGGTTCCGGGAGCAGCATTTGGGGGCCTCGCAGGCGCAGCGGGAGCTGCTGGAGCTACTTCTGCTGGAATGGAAGCAATTAGGCAAACTGCGGGTAAGTTATTAGGGGTAAATAAGGAATATGACCCAGGGGCAATAGAAGCTGCCGGATTATCTGGAGCGTCTGTACCTGTAGTTGGAGCAACTATTGGACAAGGAGCAAGGTTAGGAAAGTATTTAGCTAAACTAGCATCTGATTTTGCTTTGGATATGGGTAGCGGCGCTACTGAGCATATATTAACTAATAAAGAAAAATTTTTGAAGTTACTTGGAAATCCTTCTGCACAACACGCAGAAAGACAAGCTATTGTAGAGGGGATAAAAGCGCCTGCCCAGGAAGAGCTTAATACTGCCATATCTAATGCCAGAGCTTTTGATAAAACTAACCCAGCTATGATGAAAGCATCTGATTTAAGCGATTTAATTACAGAGGGGTCAGGAGTAGCTGAAAAAGTAGCTAAAGATATAGCGGAAACTGGGGGAAGAGTAAAGCCTGAAACTCAGGCGTTAGTAGACGCATGGAAGTCATTACATAACGACGTATTAAATAAAAAATACAATATACCAATGAGTAGTGGGCTAGTTAGCAGCCCAGAGTCTAAGGCAATGAATGACTTAAAACTACAATGGGATGAGTTGGAATATATTAGAAAATCGCTAGATGCTCCGGTAAAGTATGATCAAGGTAATGCTTTGGTATCTTCAGTTACAAAAGCACCTCTTGATGAAAAGGCAGTTAGATCTACTGCAAAAAACATGGCAGATAAACTACGTGCTTTTTTAGATCAAAACCCAATAAGAAGAAACCTATACGATACTCTCGAACAAGTTACGGAAAAAGTAGACCCATATACAAAGTTTGATCCAAACTCATTGGCAGCAATGTCTAAAATAAGAAATATGTCTCTTCCTTCTCAAGTCCCTTTTAAGCAAAAATTTGAATCAGACTACCCACAAGCAGCAGAAAATATTTTTGACAGAATTGCTACTCTTAATGCGGCTACGGGTTTTGATGAGGGATTTTCAGCCAGTCCGTACTCTATTGCGGGAGCCAAAGAAGCTGTTGCAAAAACGGTAGGTAGACCTATTTTTAAGGGATACGTTAAAACAATTTCGTCTAAGCCTTTTGAGGTTATGAGTAAGGTACCAGGAGCAATAGAAGATGCTGCTGCATCTGGATTATCAAAAGTAGGTATTGAAACTACTCCAGGGGGAAGACAAGCTGCTTATGATTTATGGAAAAAAATACTAAAGGCACAGGCGGGAGCTAAGGCAGGAGAGATGGCTACACAAGAGGATATGTTGCCATGAAAAACTTATGGAAAAAGATAGCAGAGGATAAAATAACTTCGGAAGACTTACCTGCACCAAAAATTAATCCGTTTGATGCTCAAGATAAAGAACCAGATATTAACCAAAAAGATTACATTAAGCATGGGGATATTCCACCAGCTTCCATGCCAGAGGTCCCAGAAGGATACGCAACATTTCCAGATAACCCAAAAGAACTTGAGCAGATTTTAAATAATCTTACCGAAGAAAAAAAGAAGGATCTTCAAAACAAGAAACTTCTATGGGATAAAATACACGAAGACCTTATGCTTAAAGAATTAGACAAGGAGTTAAAATAATGGAAATGGAAAATATGGCATGCACACCAGAAGAAGCACTACAGATCCTAGTAAAAGCCGAAGGCATTAAGAAAGACTCTGTCCTTATGGCAGGAGTACAAGCACTTGCTAAAAAGCAAGCCCCTGCTATCAAGTCTATCGCAGACCTAAAGGCAAAGTACGATGAGCTTGTAAAAGCAGACAATGAAGTCGAGTCAGACCCAGAAGGTTCTTCTGCTGACACAAGCGAAGACGTAGCTGAAGGTGAAGACCCAAATAACGAAACAGACCACAACGGCGCAAAAATTGAACAGGAGCCTAAGATGAAAGTTGATAAGCCAAAAACTTATTCCACAAAAGTCTACAAGGCTATGGAGAAATAATGGGCGTTTGGAAAGCTATGGCCGATGGCCTACAGAAAAAACTTTCTGATCAAGGGAACCAAAAATCCCCAGTTTTAAATGACCAAGAAAGAATTAAATCTATTTTGGAAAATGTTACCTACGATAATATGGTAGGCAAAGAAAAGCCGACCGGGAACTATATCTACGGACTAGAAAAAAAGGGCTCGTAAGAGCCCTTTTTAAACTACTTGCATTTTTTTGCAGTAGCTTTTTTTGTAACAGTCTTAGTAACTTTTTTAGTTGCTACTTTTTTCGCCATGTGTGCTCTCCTCTACAATTTTGTTAATGTCCATATCATCTTTTACAATACCAAATTCAACTAATGAGAAAATCTCTTTTGGACTTAGGCTTGCAGCTTCTAAGTAACTTGCAGCAATCGGAGCCCAGTTAATAGTTACATCTCCTGCCATGAATTCTTCAACCTGCTTGTTAAGAGAAGCCAAAGTTTCCTTTTGCTCAACAGTCAACTCGTCTTCTTTTTTACCTACAAAGTCAGCCGCTTCTTTCATCTTACCTTGCAAGAATAAGTTGATGGCCTTAACTTCTGATTCAATCTTTGATGCGATTTTCATAGCGTTATAGCCTGTTTTAAACGGCAATTTCTTGCAGTCTACAAGAGATCCTAGAGCTTCCATAAGCTCGGGATTTTTTAGGGATACATAGCTCATTTTAATTACTTCATGTTGCATAATCCACTCCTTAGTGTTTGTTTGCTATATCAGTTAGGTAACTGTAAATATTTTCCCAATTCTCAGGATAAGCCACAACAGCTATTCCACCAGCTTTTTGGATCTTTGATAGGTTGTAGGTCTGAAGCTCACTTATCTTTGCAGTCTCGCTCGCCTTCATTTCAATTGCTATGAATTTTCCAGCTAGGCACAAGAGTATATCTGGAGTTCCCCGGATCGAAACCTGCTGGATCTTTGAATACCAAACGTGTGCTTGGAGCATCTCCAGATCCCGCATAACTCGCATTTTAAATAACGTCTCTTTCTGCATGGATATTATTCAAAGTCAGAGGATAGGTGAAGTCAACCATTTCATGCAGATTCATTCCACACTCTATCCCAACATCCATGCCGAGCTTTCTTTCCTTATATGCACCTATCATAAGCTCCCTAAGTTTAGGAACTAAGTGCGTCTCGTCAGTAGCCACTTCAAATACCAACTCATCATGTATAGTAAGAAGCAAATGACTGCGATAGGGACGAAGAAAATTGTGACAAGCGACCATAGCACGTTTCGTAATACCACTAGATGCCCCTTGGATGAGGGAGTTCGTAGCGCGGTAGGATTTACTAGGATCTGGAAAATGGTAAACCCGGCCATATATATTACGGATAATTCCTCTTTGTTTAGCGACTCGGGTGGCGTCAACAATGTATTTTTTAATCTCTGGCAATACGTCAAAATATAGTCCTTTAAGTCTTGTAGCTTCATCCTTGCTCCTCTTTAAATTACTAGCTAATAGGTCAACTCCCTGCCCATAGAGAAGTCCAAAACCTATGGTTTTTGCATCGGATCTTGTTACTTTCATAAGTTCCGCAGTGGCCATGTGTAGGTCTTTTCCAGCTAGTACCTGATCAATCTGAAACTGTGCATTTGCCCTATCCGCTAAAAGCCGGTACTCCTGAGCCTGGTAGTCCATCGAGACTAGAACAAAGCCCTGACGGGCTTTGATTGCCTTTCGGACTGGGTAAATAGATCCGTCATCTTTTGAGAGGTTTTGGAAGTTTGGGTTTGAACTAGAAAATCTGCCTGTTTTTGTACCGCTTGATTTAAAGTTCTGACCGATTACTCCCTCGCTATTTGCATAGTACAAAAGGGAAGACCAAAAGGAGCCCAGCTTCTTGCTCTCTGATCTATGCTCCAATATTAGCCCGAGGATCTTGGAGTTCGTCTCTTTGTAGGCCTGCTCCAAGTAGTCGTTGTCATAGCTTGCATTTCCCTTGTCGGTAGTTCCACCTGTAAATCCGAGCGGAGCGAGTATTGCCTTTATAGCAACCGCAGAGTCGATAAATGGTTTTCCAGTAGCTAGCTTAAACTTAGACTCAAGCTCCATAAGGGTTTGCTTAGAGTGCTCCGCAGCCTCTCTAACGTAGTCTAGATCAATTTGTACCCCAACCCAATTCATATCTGCCAGTACGCGAACCAAGCTCGACTCCATAGTTACTTCATTAAACACAGATGCTTGGCCCGGGAGTCTGGTTTTATCAAGCATTTCAAGCTCTTTTATAGCTTTTACGCCAACTTGGTAAGTGGCGCATACATCTTGCTTTAGGTATTCTGTTATGATGTCTTTAGGAACTAGGTCAAAATGCTTCTCACGGATTGGCTTCTTTTTCCCTGCTATTTCAATATCAGTATAAAGCCTATGTTTTGAGATGTACTCGTCAACATAAGCAGACTTAAAAGACCCGGCCCTCTCAGCACAAGCGTCGAGCGAGTAGTCCATGTGCTCGTTATACGCAAGTCTTGCGAGTACGCCCGTATCGTATATTGTTCCGGGGATTTCTACGCCTTGGGTTCGTAGCATATTTAGGTCGAAGACCGCATTGTGCATGAATACTTCAGGGACTTTTGGGATTGATTTAAACTCTGTAGTTACCTCTGAAAACACGCTGTTTCCATAGCCTACCAAAAAAGGCACGTGTCCCTTGTGGTGGTGTAGTCCCGTAGTTTCGCTATCTATCGCTATCACTTAGTCCTCCTCAATCACTTGAGGTTCAAAGCAATATTCACAGACGTATTCTTCGTTAGTGAGTTTTGGGTAGCAGCAGTTCTTACACTCGTAGATGTCTTTATCTGCTTGTTCCCACTTCGTGTATCTGGGTTCTTTTTCATTCCATGGAGCTTTTGGATCGTTAGCTGATCCGTCCGGGTAGTTTGTCATTTTTACCTCTTTGTTAGTTAAATCTTTTGGGATATGTCTAAGTAAATCTCTAGATATATCAGCATCTAACAACACCATTTCGCAAAGGTTGTCTACCATTTTTTTGAAATTTGGGTTGCCATAGAGTTTTTTCATCAATTACCTTTTAAAATCGGCCTTCGAGGTCTTCTCGCATCAGTCTGCCCTATCCATTGCAGACAGTCCTCGTTTACGCGGATCACGCGGCCTTTAAATTATATTTTAGCCATCGCCATCGCCAGAGCCATAGCCATAG